ATGACAGACCCAACCCCACCACCCAACCCCAAGGTAGCGCTTTATCAAAAGATGTTCGCCGTAATGAGCGATGTTCCATTTTTGCCAAAAAACGGATTCAATGAAAAGCAGCGCTATGCGTATGCTACCGATACTGATATCACGATCACCATGCGGAATCTCTTACTCAAGCATGGCTTGATCTTTTTGCCTCCCCAGGTGGAGCAATGCCACCATGAGCTAAGCCCAAGCGGAAAACAAATGCTCGTCACGGCTCATGTAACTATTGGGATCGTGGATGTTGATACCGGGGAAGGCTACTCCAGCACCATTGTTGGCCAAGGCGCTGATATGGGCGACAAGGGGATCTATAAAGCGATCACCGGAGCTATCAAATATTGGCTCCTAAAAACGTTCATGATCCCCACGGGCGATGATCCCGAGGCTGATCAGGCTCCCGCTCCAGCCCAACGCCAGCAACAGACGAAGCAGCCAGCCCAGCCCAACCAAAACCGCAGCGCTCCGGCTCCGACGACAAAGCAGCCAACCCAACGCCAGCAGCAGCCGACTAATCGGCAGCCAAACAAGCAAAGCCGCGAGCGTGGCGCATATTACGCGCCAGAGCCAAGCCAGTACGAATACGAACGCCAATATCGGGGTTAATCGCCAAACTGGAGGAACCAACCCATGAACTTACGTGACCGCGCACTAGCCGCATATACCGCCTATCTGGATGATTCACATGCTACCGAGTTTGATCGCATCCAAGAAACCCAAACGAGCCTTGAGACTGCGATCGCCAGTCTTAGCTCTTCATTTTTGAATGAATGTTCGATCCAGCGCATGGCCAACATGGCGATCATTGAACCTGCACCGTTCAATGGCGCGATCTCCATTGCCTTATTACCAAGCACCCATCTCACAGGGTTGCAGTCGGTAGGGGTTATCGCCCCGTATATGGTCAACGGCGAAAAAACCAATGCCAATCCCAGTGACATCTCATTGACCATGCTGGAGAACTATCTATTAATCCAGATTGGTTGGTGGATTATGTACGACGAACAAAAAAAGTGATAAGCGCGAGGCTCTACCACCTCGCGCGGATCTCTGGTCGATTTGGCCCCGATAACGCTATTTAGTTCGTTTGTATGGAGGATTCTATGAGTAAAGGAAAAAGCCGCAAGCCTAAGCATGAAGTCATGCCAGCCAGTGGTGGCCGTCGGGAGCAACTCGCAAATGGATATGAAATTAATTTGCTCCGCCACCACTACCCAAGCCTTGGCTTGTTTCAATACTATGTGCGCGTCTCCAGTCCGTTTGCTCTCATTGTGGAGCAAAGCCGCGTGGTGGAATCGACGAGCGATGCCGATCAGATCTTCGATTCCATGGTTGAAAAATACCGCAACGAACGTGATCCGCGTCTTTGCCACGAGCTGGAGCCAGCCCAATCCACACCGGAGCCAGAGCAATTCGTGATCGATGATCCCAAAACCGCCTTGCTCCAGACCATCCGGATTATCCAGCGCCAATGGATCAACGCCATGAAGCAAGAGCGCCTTGATCGCGCGGAAATGCTGGCCAAAAAAGAGATGGCCGCACGCGACCAGCTGGCCAAGTTGCTGGCCAAACCCGTAGCCGCCTAAAGAGTCCTTTTTGATATAGGAGTGTAGACCAATGGCAGCACCGATCATCGATACCCAACCGCACCCAATTACCGAGAGCACCGTCAAGGATGCACTTCGGCGTTGGGTTGACCTAGGCCATCGCCTAGAGATGTGCTATCACCCAGCCACCATGGTGCAGCTCAACCGCATGGTTGATGTTGCCTACCGGATTTGGCTCAAGCGGAGCGAATTGTTTAATCAGTGGCGATCGTGGCTTTTGAATCCGGCCATTATGCGCATGATTCAGCGCACCGGATTATCGACGACCGCGATCCCCGCAGCGCTAGCCGTCTACCGCGCCGAACGCCTCCGCGCATCAACCGACGGCGACGAGATCATGCTGTGGCAGCTGGAGACAACGATCGCCAAACTGGAGCGGCTCGCGGGAGTTGAAGCGAAAGCCAAACGGCACAAAAAAGCGGCCACTGTTACGACCAGTGACCGCCGGATCTAAGCACCTGATGAAAGCACAGATCGAAAGGAGTATAGCCGATGCAGCCGAGAATCTCAACCAGAACGAAGAAAAAAGCACCTATCGCTCCCGCTATGCCTCCCGGCGTTTTATTGGCCGACGTGCTCCAGTTGGCCCAAACATTCAAGGATGAAGAGGGGATGGAAGATAACGCCGCCTATGATGCCGCGCTCCAGTTTTTGACCGACTGGAGCGAACCACAGGCCGCGAACATCCCCGATGCGCAGCCGCTGGAGCTTGGTCAAAACATGGTAGGGGTCACGCTCCGGCGTGGCTCCAGCATGGTGGTGATCAGTGTGGCCGAGCTGGCCAGCGTGATCAATCAACTTGCATCGATGCTGGAGCAACGGCGATGATGATCCCACCACCCCCACCCAACCCGATCGCGGCCACGCTTGCCGCGATCGCCGCCCTTGATCCCGAGGCAGCGGAATTTATCCGACAGGCGATCAACGCGAACGCCCGGCTATACCGAACTGGCCAGCGTGGTTTATTGACCAATCGAGCGATCTTGTTTTCGCATATCGATCGCCTGATCCCCAAGCTGGCCGGGCATTTGCGCACCGCAGAAGCGTTGGCCAATCGACGATACCAAAGTTATCACAATAAGCGGCGCGAGCTGGAGATGCTCCAGCAACGCCTCCGCGTAAACCAAGCGAAATTTGGCCCAACCCATGAGAAAACCCGCGCCGTGCTGAAACAACTGGATGCAACGATCCAGCAGCTCGCAGCGGCCTAGAATTGAGCTGCTTATGATAACCCTGACTCTACACATTACCCCACGATGGCAACGCCTCTACCGAAGCAATCCCCGCGATTGGCAACGTGAGGATCTCGAATGTTGCACGAATCCCGAGCTAGAGGGATTGTGCAAACTCTTAGGCATTGCCCATACCGGAACCAAAGCCCAACGGATCACGCGCATGCTTAATTCTCTCGCGGTTCGGGTCGAATTGGCCAGTTGGCCCAATGTTGATTCTCAGGATTGGCAACTTAACAACACCATCGTGGCCGAGCTTCAAAAACGATACAAGCGTGCGCGACTCGTCGAACTGGCCAAACAGTCCGGATCAATTCATTGGCTCAATAAGCATGGGATTATCACGGGCTTGCTGGCATGGCGTGAGGGATGCCGCCAACGTGGCCAAGAATTTGACCAAGCGTACCGAGCTGCAATTAAGTTGCTCCCCATAAAGGCGAAGCAATTAGTAATGGATATATAAGCATGATCACAGTTACCGATTTATTTTGTGGAGCTGGAGGCTCCAGCACCGGAGCTGCTAACGCTGGAGCCGAAATCCGGATGGCGCTCAATCATTGGCCGCTCGCTATTCAAACTCACAACACCAACCACCCAAACGCCGATCACGACTGCACTGATGTGCAAGCGTGCAATCCGCGCCGATACCCATCAACGACAATCCTGATTGCTAGCCCGGAATGCACCGAGCATACGCTGGCCAAAGGGGTCAAGCGCCCAACCCGCCAGATCTCACTACTGGAGAATGGCAAGCCCGACCCCGCCGCCGAACGATCACGCGCAACCATGTGGGATGTGGTGCGCTTTACTGAAGAGCATCGATACCAAGCGGTGATCGTCGAAAATGTCGTTGATGCGCGATCGTGGATTTTGTATGATGCTTGGCTTAAGGCTATGCACGATCTTGGCTATGCCCATCGTGAGGTCTATCTCAATTCCATGTTCGTTTGGCCAACCCCCCAAAGCCGTGATCGCATGTATGTGGTGTTTTGGCGTAAGGGCAACCATGCACCCAAGCTGGACTATTACCCATTGGCCCACTGTGAAAAATGTGCTACCAACGTGCGATCGGTCCAGGCATGGAAGAATCCCACTAAAAAAACTGGCAAGTATAAGGCGCAATATCGCTACTTATGCCCAACGTGCGCGAGCGCCGTCACCCCCTACTACTTCGCGGCAGCCAACGCGATCGATTGGGGTTTGCCCATCCAGCGCATCGGAGATCGCAAAATCCCATTAGCAGAAAAAACCTTAGCCCGAATCCGGTATGGACTCAAAAAGTATGCAGGCTACCAATCCTCAGCTCCCGCCGCCCTCTATGTAGCCAACTATAGCCCGGGCTACTGCAAACCCGTGGATCAAGCGCTTGGCACGATCACGGCAGCGGATCACCATGGCTTGCTTATCCCCAAAGGCTATACCCACGAAGTACACGATCGCCGCAGCTCCAGCACTATGGAGCCACTGCCAACCCAAACCACCCGACAGGAATTAGGATTGTGCATCCCTCCATTCATAACGGAATTGCGCAATAACTCAACGGTTCGTGGTATCGACGAGCCGCTAGCGACGGTATGCGCTGGAGGCCAACACCACGGGCTACTAGCACCATTTATTAGTAGCTATTACAGCAACGATACAGGCCGCGCTATCGACGAGCCATTAGGAACGATCACCACAAAGGATCGGCATGCTGTGGTAGCGCCACCCTTCACAGTTTCCTACTATGGAGGCCGCCACGCCACAAAGGAATTAGCGGAACCATTGCCGACCGTTCCCGGCATGGCCCTTCATTACATAGCCCAGCCTGAATCCATCAACATAGAAGATTGTGGATACCGCATCCTCCAGCCCAACGAAGTGGGAGCCGCCATGGCATTCCCCAGCGACTATGTGGTTTTGGGGAACTCCCGCGAACGGATTAAGCAATTTGGGAATGCAGTAACACCACCAGTTATGCAATGGCTGGTTGGTCAGGTGATTCAAAGTCTAGCCTAGGAGCAATCAATCCATGATGATCGATGAACGCCACCCAATCCTCCGCGCAACGCCATGTAGTTGCAACGAAAGCCGCCGGGCTATGGTCTATAAAATCGTGTGGCCAAACCTGCATATGCTGAAATGCCAAGAATGCAAGCGCTTTGTTATCCGGCGCACCGTCGAAGCGATGATCGAACGGTGGAATGATCGACAGTGGAAACTCAGAAACCATAAATAGATCACAAACAGACGAGGAAAGTTAATTTATGGCGCGAAATATGAGCTTTAGCATCACAACCGATCAGATAGTCAACCAGACCAAAACCGTTACCCGGCGGATTGGATGGCTCATGCTCAAACCCGGCGATCAGGTGATCGCGGTCAAAAAGGCCATGGGACTCAAAAAAGGCGAAAAAGTGGAGCGATTGGCCAAGCTCCGGATCGTGGATGTTCGGCTGGAGTCGCTGCATCAAATCGATCAAGATGATTGTGTGGCCGAAGGGTTCCCCGATATGACACCCGATCAATTTGTCGAGATGTTTTGCAAGCACAACAAATGCACACCATTTCGGATCGTCAATCGCATCCAGTTTGAATATGTGGAGGTATATCAATGATCGACTTAGCACCTATCTATACCGCGCTGGCCATGCCCAACGTGGCCATGCTTGTGAGTCACCATGGAACTGTCACCATGGTGCAGATCACGCACGAATCCGCTGATAGCGTGACCATTGATCGGTATGAGTTGGGAACATCTACCGAATTGCAAAAAGTGGTGGATTACGCCGCATCGTTGGGTTATGTTGATAGCTCAACCCAAACAGCTATTGAACGCTACATAGCCACGATCGCCGAACAATCCCGCGAGTTGGCCCAGCTCCGGCTCCAAGTGGATGGCCTCCGGCGCGCGCTTGATGCAGCCGAGCAATCCCGCGTGGAAGTTGATCGGGTAACAATTCGCCACGAATCGATCACCACCGTGGCCTATATGCAAGCGCCCGACCAACCCATAACCGATAGCACCGATGCACACGCACCCGACGAGCTGCGCAACCAACATGGATCGGCCAGCCGCGATCGGTTTTTCTACTGCATTTGTGGCAAGCGCTTTAATGGACGTGGTGGATTAAACATCCACGTTGGGCAGATGAACCGCCATGCCCAACGTGCCGAGGATCAGCGCCGTCTAGCCGAGCTAGGGGAGCCAGAGATGATCGCCGAACTGCATCTAGCTCCAGCGCCGGAGCTAATCGTTATCGACGAGCGGCCACAACACTGGCCAGAACGCACGATGAAATTGATCGGCGATGATTCCGAACCGATGCCACCTATTCCGACGATCCCGCAACTCCCGACGGAGATTCGACGGAGCCGGATCAACCCACCGCCCCATCTTCGCAAAGATGATGCAGCCTAGATTGACATTTGGGTTAATTTTGCTAGACTAAGGCCAAACCTTCTCCTCTCTCTTCTCTCCCACAAGCGGCTCCATTATGCGAGCCGTTTGTGGTTTTAGCACTCCTAAATATGTTAGTAACCACTGTGGATATGTGGATAATTGACAGCCCCAAACAGATGTGCTAGATTGATGATCGTTAGCCCCCGACTGCCTAACAGCCCAATCAGCGAGAGGATTTATGCTGCACTATGGTAGCGAACGTTACACCCTTACTGATGGCCAACGCTACCGCCTAGGATTTGAGATTTTGCTCAAGCCGGGCAAGGCCGAACGACCAGACGCTTTTGAGCAGCGAGTGGCCGATCGGCTAGAGTCGGAACTCCGGAGCTTGCCAGCTGGAGCAAGCGGCGAAATGATGATCATCTTTACTGCTGGCATCATCGCCGAAGGCCGGATTACTATCCAGCATCCACCCATGCTAGCCCCGATCGTCCCAAGGACGAAGCCGCGCGGCTCCCGAGGTGGCAAAAATCGATTAAAAGCCCAAGGGCTAGAAGGGCCAAGCTACACAAGCGCCTAAGCGTAAGCGCTCCCTCAATTTGGTGTGTGGCATCGAGCAGCAACACCGCGCCGATAGCATCCGTTATGGATGGATCGGCGCGGTGTTTTTTTTGTTGGCTTTGCTTATGAGTGTATTTATGGATTGGTTGATCGTTGCGCTGATCTCCGGAGCTATCAACGTGGCAACGTTGGGGGCCATGGGATGGCTTGCGCATAAAAATGGCCAGCTTGTCGCGGCATTGAACGCGGAGCGCGAGGCGCGAGAGAAGGATGTCAACTATCTCCAGCAACAAATTAGCCTCATGGCCGACAATGCCAAGCTGGAGATTACCAACGCGCTCCAGCCGTTCATCGATACCCGCCAACGTTGGACGTTGACCTATAACCAGCTTGTCAAAGCGGAGGCGTGGATCATTGAACTCGTGGCCCAGTTGGAAGATCACGAGGTGGCCGTACCACCACCGCCGGATGTGCGCGAAACCCACAGGCCTGACGAATCGAAGTTTTACCCAGTTATCGACGAGGCCCGGGAAATCAGACTTAAAGAGTACATCCGAGCATACATCGACGCGCCGGACAAATGGATTTAGTTACTACTGGAGGAATGGTTATGCAAGACTCTGCCATTATCGGATCAGCAATCACCCTCACCGTCATGGCCGCATTGATTGGCTTGATTTATACCGCTATTCAGGCCTACGCGCCCAAGGTTTTGACCGCACTGGATGAATGGGCCAATACCCATATCAGCGCTGAACTTCGCGCGGCAATGTACGCCGCTGTCAAAATCGGTTTGCGCGTTGCCCGTGATAACAAATTGACCGCTGATGATTTGCTCGATAAAGCCACCAAGGTAGCAAGCAATTATTTGATTGATCTTGGTATTGAAGTGACCCCCGAACAAATCCGCGACATGATCCGGGCCGAACGGCAGAAGCTGGCCGACGAAGCCGCCGACAAAGCAGCTCTTTTGCAAGCCACCACCCCCACCCACCTTAACTAGGTGTGGTGGCAGACCGTGATCGGCTTGCTGTATTGCGCATTCGTTTGGATTTTCTTGGCTTTTATCAATTGGGAATTGTGGCGATATGACAGATCTTGATTGGGCAATCGGGAGCAACGATCTGAGCTGGATGACCAGCGACGAGATGATCGAGCGTGCCAAGGATTTTGGCGCGCCGCGCTCCCATGCCCGACGAGCTGCCAAGCGATCGCTGATCGCTGCCATGAAGCATGAGATCGCCGCTGATATTTTGCCCCGATTGCCCGAGGATGGCGAATCATTCCACATTGTTGGCAATGGCCGCTTTGACTATTGGTCATTCATCCCGGTGGTTTGCCAACTGCTGGCCACACAAGGGATAGTGTTCTATGGGTCAACATGGACGCTCAACCGCGACAATGCAACAGAACTGTTCGATTTGCTTGATCGTGGCGTGTTGGGCCAAGCCACCATGTTGACCGGAATCTTTTTCAAGCGCCGCGAAGCTAGCATCTACGCATATCTGCTGGATGGCCTGCTCAAGCGCGGCCAGCGCTACGTTGCGTTTGAAAACCATGCGAAGGTCACATTATTGGCCACCCCCACCCATGCGATCGTGATTGAAGGATCGGCCAACTTTACGGCCAACCCGCGCGTGGAGCAATACGTGATCACCAACGATCGCGCGTTGCACGACTTTCACAAGGATTGGATGGAGAGCATGCTGGCCAAGGGGGATAGCTGGCATGGCAAATAAAACAGTTAAGGCGACAAAAGCCCAGGTAGAGAGCCGAATCACGGAGCTTATGGGATTACTCGTCAGAGGCGCGAGCTATAGCGATATTCTTCGATATTGTTCGGAAATGGGCGCAGCGGCCACCAATCCAGATGCCAAAGATCACGCCAAACAAAGCACGTTTTATGGTGTGGAGCTAACCTCCCGCCAGATCGATACCTATATCCAGAGAGCGAGAACCGCCTTTAGCAAGCTCTCAGAAAGCGACCGAAAAGAGGCGATCGGCCTAGCCCATGCCCGGCTAGAGCTGCTATTTCAATCGACGATGCGCATTCAGGATTTCAAGGCCGCGCTGGCCGTCGAGAAATCACGGATCGAGCTGCTAGGCCTGAATGCCCCAACCAAGATCGCGCCAACCAATCCAGCAGGCGACAAGCCCTATGCAGAACTTACCGACGAAGAGCGAACTAGCAGAGTTATGGCCATTGTTAACCAAGCGCGAGCGCGAGGAGCTGGATCGGCTACTCCAGATGGAGACGACGACGACAGCGACAGCGACGACCTGGAGGCCTAACCCTGGCCCTCAATCGGATGCTTACCACTGTGATGCTGATGTTGTGGGATATGGAGGATCGGCTGGAGGTGGCAAAACCGACCTAGCCCTAGGGATGGCCGGGACAAAGCATCGAAACTCGATCATTTTTCGCCGGGTATTTACCAGTGCTGAGGGGATTATCGATCGGAGCCATGAACTATGGGATGACATAGGCCGCTATAACGGACAGGATCACCGCTGGAGATTGCCGGATGGCCGGATTGTCCGGATCGCCTCCATTCCCATGGAGAAGGACAAACAAAAGTATCAAGGGCAAGGTGGCCGGAGCCTTATGGTTTTTGACGAGGCTCCCGAGTTTACCGAATCGCAAGTGCGATTTGTGATGGGCTGGAATCGCTCAACCGATCCACGGGTCAAAAAATGTCAAACGCTCTTGACGTTCAATCCTCCCATGGATGATAGCCAAGCATGGATAGTAACGTTTTTTGCTCCATGGCTTGATGAAGGATACGACGATCCCGCCCAGCCCGGCGAGATTCGGTATGTAGCCCGAATCGATGATCGCGATATGTTCTATCGAACGCCGGAAGATGCGCCGGAATCGGTACGGGCAACCTTGAAAACACGGACGTTCTTTCGTGCGCTCTTGAGCGACAATCCGCAGCTGGCCGCGACCGACTACGGCGCAACGATTGAGAACATGCCGGAGCCGTTGCGCTCGATTTTGAAAGGCCAGTTTGATGCTGGCAGCGTGATCGATCCATGGCAGGTTATCCCAACGGCGTGGATCAAGGCAGCCCAAGAGCGTTGGAAGCAACGGCCAGAACAGCCCGAGCGGCCACTCTCTGCGATAGGTGCAGACATCGCCCACGGTGGCGCGGATAAAACCGTGATCGCCAAACGGTACGGGGATTGGTTCGCTCCCTTGCTCAAATACGCAGGCAAGGAAACACCAACCGGGCAGGCCGCAGCGGGATTGATTTTGCAAGCCATGGGCGAGGATCTGGTTATTCCGAACATCGACGCGATAGGCTATGGAGCCAGCGCCGCCGATGATTTGATCAGCCGTGGCTATAGCGTCAATGCCGTAAACGTAGGTGCAGGAACGACCGCACGCGATCGAACGGGCCGATTTACATTCAAGAATGTTCGCGCGGAGCTGCATTGGAAGTTGCGGGAGGCGCTCGATCCGAGTCGCAACCCAACGCTAGCGCTCCCGCCAGATTCGGAGCTACTAGGCGACCTGAAAGCACCAACCTTTAGCATTAGCGCTGGAGGAATCACGATCGAGAAAAAGGATCGGATCAAGGAACGGATTGGCCGATCGCCCGACTGTGGAGAGGCCATGATGCTTGGCTTGATTGAAAGTTTTGCACTGTTTGGATTTGCTGGATTGGATGACGACGATGAGCAAACGGAATAAATCAACGCGCCGCCACATGCGCCAGCTCCGCGACGAGCTGGAGGCATTCAAGGCCGCCCAAGTCCAAAACCCAGCCTATTGGCAGCATGAATTAGCCGAATCCGAGCGCTGGAGCGTTCGACAAGATGGCAGCATGTGGCGGCATCAGGCCGATCTCTACCGTCGGTTAAGTTGGTTTCAAGGAGCCGTCGAACGACTGGCCCAGCGTTGCGCGATCGAGCCATTGACCGTTAGTCAACGGCAAGGCGAAAAAATCAAGGCGATCGTCAATCATCCGCTGGAGGTACTGTTATCAAACCCCAATCCAGCCTATAGCTATTTTGAGTTAATGGAAGCCACCATTAGCTATAAAAAGATCACCGGGCATGCTCATTGGTGGCTCAACCGGGATGATTACGACGAGCAACCGACCGAAATCTGGCCGCTCCCATCGCACCGTGTGCGCGTTATTCCCGACGGCAAAATGTGGATCAATCATTATGTGTTTGAAAGTGACCACGGCCAAGAGGTTCCAATACCACCATGGCAGATTGTCCACTTTCGGCGGTGGAATCCGCTTAGCGCGTTCGATGGCTTGAGTACCGTTGAAGCGCTGGCTACGATCGCCGTCGGGGAATTAGGGATGCAGGGATGGAACACCCGATTTTTTAACGAGGAAGCTGGCAAGGTTCCGGGCATCCTTGCGTTTGCCGATATGGTCGATCAAAACACATGGAAACAGATCGATCGTGATTATCGGGAGCAGGGCCAGCGCCGCGGCCTGTTTAAGTTGCGCGGAGTTGGTAAAGGTGGCGTGCAATGGATTCAAACGGCCATGCCTCAAAAGGATATGGAGTTTTTGGCAGGCCGCACCTTTAACAAGGAAGAAATTTATAGCATGATCGCGCCCGGCTTGGCTAGCATGCTGGATGTCAACGCGACTGAAGCTAACGCGACCGCAGGCGAAACCACTTTTTTAGGCTATGGAGTCTACCCCGAGTTAGTCAGCATCGGGCAAAAGATTACAAGCGATCTTCTCCCGGCCTATGGCCCCAATTTGGTGGCCGCATTCCCGGATGTCCGGCGCAAAGACCGAGCGCTGGAGCTAAAAGAGCAAGAGGCTTTTGAGCGCAGCCATACCATTGACGAGGTACGGGCTAAATACTACGAAACGGATTCAATTGGCGACGAGCGCGGATCGCTGATCGTGCGCGAGCTGGCCGCGTCAAAACCCGCAGCGCCTCCAGCCCAATCAAATATTGCAGCGGATGCAGCACCCAACGATCCTCCCCCACCACCACCCGCCAAAGCGGAGCTGTTAGTGGAGCCAAAGCCAACCCTCGCGCTCCCGCCTCCAGCTCCAGCTCCAGCTATTGGCCCAGGTGATTCACACCACACCGGAGCCATGATCGCGTTGCCCATTCCGGCGGAGCTGGCCAGCATGCTAGCAATCCCCGGTGGCATTACGCCGGATCAGTTGCACGTAACCATTGCCTACTTAGGCGATGCTATGGAGTTTGATGCAGCTGATCGCCTCCAGATTGAGGCCGCGCTCCGCGTTGCTAGTGGTTATGGGCCAATTCGGGCCATGGTTAGCGGCCTAGGCCGATTCAATACCCAAGAATCGGATGGCACTAACGCGATCTATGCCAGCGTGGATGCACCATGCTTGCCCGATTTTCACCGTCGGGTTATGGAATCGCTGGCCACCGCCGGAATCGAGCTAGAGCCAAACCATGGCTTTACGCCGCATATCACCCTAGGCTACATCGATGCTGGAGCTAAATATGATCTGCCCGTGCCTCCAGCCTTGCCCGTGATATTCGATAGCATCATGCTGGCATGGGCCACCGATCAGCAAATGCTCCAGCTGCGCGATCGGGATGCAGAGCGCATCGACGAGCTGGCCAAATGGGAGCGCAAAGCGATCAAGGCACTAAAAGCGGGTAAATCTCCCGCCGTGTTGTTTGCCAGCGACGTGATCGACGCGCTGGAGCTGGAGGCTATTCGCGATGAACTGGCCGACGCTCCCAACGTGGCGACGATTAAGGCCGTGTTTGGTAGTGCAGCCAAGGCCAGCGACATGACCCCGCGTGAACGCGAGCTATACGATCGCATCCTTGCTGCATTCCAAAAGCATGGCAAGTTGACGATCAAGGCGATCGAGAATGATCAGCCGATTGATTGGCTATCGCTTGATAGTGCGTTGCGCGTGGCCATGCTGCCATTACTGCTAGAGATTGCTATGGAGGAACTGGCCAGCAATGAAGCGATGATCGGCCTTGACGTTGATCCCGCACTGGCCGCCGATCAGGTTATGAGTTGGGCCACCACCTACACCGCCCAACTGATCAAAGGATTGACGAGCACAACCCGCGATCTCGTCGAGAAGGCGATCACCCAATACCGCGCAACGCCGGGGATGACCCGCGCCGATCTGGAGCGCTTGCTTGATCCCGCATTTGGTGCCAAACGGGCAGAGATGATCGCGATAACCGAAACAACCCGCGCGGCCAGCCAAAGCCAAAGCCAATATAAAAAAATCCTTCGCGATGCTGGATTGAATTTCACGCGGGTCAACCGGACAAACGCCGATGATCGGGTTTGTGCGATCTGTGGCCCGTTGCATAACAAATCAGAGAAAGATTGGCCAACCTTGGATGGCCCACCATGGCATCCACGTTGCCGCTGCGCCGTCACCCTTGAATTAGAGGAGGGATCGGCATGATCGATGTTGCTGTTATCAATACCGATCAGTGGAGCACCGCGCTAGGCCGCGATCTCGCTCCGGCGATCAATGTTGGGTTATTAGGAGTTGGCAAGCTGGCCGAAAACATTGTAGCTCCCTACCCTCCAGCGCCCAGCCCATCCGGTGATACGTGGTACGAGCGTGGCTATGGGCCAAAGCGCCGCCGGAAGGATGGATCAGTCACTGGCCGCAAAACCTCCGAGATGTTAGGCCGCCGATGGACGATCGCCAGCCGGAGCCGCATGGTAGTGGTTTTGATGAACACGGCCAGTTATGCAGCCAATGTTCACGACAGCGAGGAGCAATCAGCAGTTATGCAAGCAATTGGGTGGAAAACCGACGCAGACGCGGATCGGGAAATCACACCCGGCCAGATCGAGGATGTAATGATCCCGCCGATCGTAAATTTCTTAGTAGGTGGCTTATGAACCCTAAAGTTGTTGCAATCAAAAGCGCCACCGGAACATGGACGATCCGGGTATTGGCCGCACCGTTTGGGCATCCAGCCCAAAAAGATAGCCATGGTCAATACTTCGATAATCAAACCGATTTTGCTGATGATGTTTGGCCCTTACCTCCATTCGTCTACTACCACGGCTATGACAAGCCGGGACGAGAGAGCCGACGGCCAATCTATATTGGCAAATCAGCACGGGTATGGGTTGATAGTGAGGGCCGTTGGTATGAGGGGCCGCTCGATCAATCGGTGCCAGAATCCAAAAAAGTATGGGAGGCCGCGCTCAAAGGTGAGGCCGTTGGTAGCCCAGGTACATTGGAGCACTTGATCCGCGTTGGGCCAAACGGCCACCTCGATCATTGGCCCATTGCCGAAGTATCCATTTTTGATCAACTGGATGGCAAGCGCCCAGCCAACCGACGGGCGATCGCGGTTCCGGTTATTAAATCGCTTTATCAGGAGGCAGGGCTAAACCTGCCAGATATAGAACAATCGCTACAGGCGACGAGTGGCAAAGGCGCTAGATCGCAAAGGCCAGCACCCGCAACGGCGATCAATCAACAATCAACCAAATCATTGGAGAACTCAACCATGGACGAAGAAGAATTAAAAAAGATGATCGCCGATCTTGTAGCCCAAGGTGTGGCCGAAGCCATGGCCGCTCAGCAAGCCGCCGCCGCTGCCAAAGCCGCCGAAGAGGCGAAAATGGAGGAGGAGGTCAACAAGCGGGTAGAGGCTGCTAAAGCCGATATGGCCAAAAAGGCCGCCGAAGATCGCCGCTTGCCGTGGAGTGGTGGCGCAGCGCCCCACGTTGCCCAATTTAGTGATGTATCCAAATTCGATAATCTTGATTTGGCCGATCATGCCTTTATGTCTGGAGTGCTTGGCGCGGCCAAAAAAGCAGGCCGGAGCGAGTATGGCTCCAGCGAATCGAGCATGAAGGCCTTTGCAATCAAGGCCGCCGAAGATCAAACATGGATCGGCGAGCGTGCGCGTCAAGCGATCAAAGCCGCCAATCCCGGTATTGATCTCAAGGCATTAAAAGCGAACGAAATTAACCGCGCCGATCTGGCGAGCTACGGCGCGGAATGGGTGAGCGATGCATGGGCTAATGCGATGTGGGAAAACATCCGCATCTCAACCCCGATTGTCGCCAATTTGCCAACCGTTGAAATCCCCCAAGGTGCAGATAATCTGACCATCCCATTGGAATCAGCCGCTCCCACCTTTTATAAAGTGGCCGCAGCCGCCGATTTGAATGCCACCACGGGCCGACCCAATGCGACCGTGAACGCCACCAAATTAGGCACGGCCAACCGCACGATCACGACTTCAAAAATCGGCGCGCGCGTTGTGTGGGATGGTGAGATGGAGGAAGATTCGATCTTGCCATGGGTGAGCGAACTTCGCAGCTCGATTGAGAAGGAAGGCGCTGAGATCATGGAGAGTGTGGTGATCGATGGCGACATTGCAACCACTGCTACCACCAATATTAACGATATTGGCAATCTCTCTGCACAGTCCGCAACTAATTATTGGCTTCTCTTTGATGGGTTTCGGAAGTTGGCATTAGTTACGAACACGGCCAACAGCCGTGATGGTGGTGTGTTGGCGCTCGACGACTATCTGGAGACGGTCAAGCTGTTGGGCGTTTCTGGGATTAATGCGCTTGATCGGAGCAAGGTGGCGTTTATCGTTGATCCGCTGACCTACTACAAATCGCTGACCCTCACGCAAGTTCAGACCCGCGATTTATTCAGCAATCCCACGATCGAAGGTGGCGAATTAACAGGCCTGTATGGCTATCGCTTACTCGTGAGCGCTAATGCTTGCCGCAGCTCCAGCACGCGCTTAAGCAATGCGAGCGGTAAGGTCGATTTGACCACACCCGCTAACAATACCAAGGGTCAAATCGCCGCGATTCGCTGGGATCAATGGCGGTTCGGTTTCAAACGGCGGATGACCATTGAGGTTGCACGCATGATCGATAGCGATACTAATCAAATCGTGGCACTGTCACGGGTTGGCTTGATCAATCGCGACAACGAAGCAAGCGCCGTCAGCTATAACCTGACCGTTTAACCTGATTTGGATTTGGCGGCTTGCTCATAGCGAGCCGCCCTAGCTAGAGGCTGATATGACAAATAAAAAGTTGCAACCAACCCCCACCACCGTGGAGCTAGCACCCGATCCAGCGCTGGCCGACTCGATCGATCTGCTTAACTCATTGAATGCTGAAGATAGCGATCAGGCTGATCCAATCGACGAGCCAACCGAGGCCGCAGCGCCTCCAGTTCCGGCGATCGAATATGTGGCCGTTGATCCTCCCGCTCCATCCGGCGTGAGCGTTCGCTTTATGCAGGACTATCGTGGCGTTTTAACTGACGAAGCCTTTTATGAAAAAGGCTCTGTGATCGTGTTTGATGCCGATCGTGCCACCAAGTTAATTACCCAAGGCCGCGCGGTCGAAGTGAAGATCAAAGCCGAGGAGTAGAAATCATGGCCTACACCACGTTAGAGCGATGCCGCGCCATCCTCAAAATTACGAGCACCGCCGATAATGATCTGATCGAGGATGCGATCGCGGAGGCACAGGATGCGATCGATCAGTGGTGTGGCCGCACGTTCGAGGCCAGCGCGGATACAACCCGCTACTTTGATAGCTCCGCGATCAAAGGTGCAACGTTGACCATCGACGAGCTGGCCCAAGTTACCAGTGTGATCGTTGCTGGCCAAACGCTCGATCCGACCAGCTATCGGCTGGAGCCTCGAAACGAGATCCCGTATACCTCGATCCGTTTACTGAATGGAGGATCGTGGAATGTGGGATTAGATGACGAGGTGGCGATCGCTGGCCGTTGGGCCTATAGCGTGGAGTCACCAAAAACGATCACCCGGGCAGCCACGCGCCTAGCCTGTTACTACTACAAGATGGCGATCGAGGCTCCACTCATGGATGTGGTAGCCAACCCCGAAATGGGAACCGTGACCATTGCTAAGGGTATCCCCAACGATGTACGGATGCTGCTCCAGAACCTCCGGAGGATTATTTAGATGGGTCTATCAGTTGACACAATCAACGCCATGCAGGAAATCCACCGGGGGATCACCGGAGTAAAGACCGCGCCGGATGTTGCCAACTATCCAGCCCAGCTTAACCAAGTCGATTGCCCCATGGTTTTAGTGTGGCCAGGTGATGCCACATGGACGCGCGAAACAATCAACGAAAGCGACGATACCCGCAGCATCTACACCGTTACGGTTTTTGTCGCTCCAGCAGCTACAGGCATGCGCGGAGAGTTGATTGTCAAGGCCTTGGATTGCGCGGATGCACTCCGCGAATACTACCAAAGCGATGATGGCCAAACGCTCAATGGCTTTGTGGAGATTACCGGGCCAGACGAGATTCGTTATACCGGATTGCGCACCATTAAATACAACGATATTGATTGGTATGCGCTGCAAGTCATTGTTCCGACGGTGCAACAAACCGCCTAATACGAATAAAAGAGGTAGATCATGCCCTACGAATATTACAACCCGGATGAATTTATCCCCGGTGTGCCAGCTCGCAACTTGAGCGACGAAGAATATAACGCCATTCCGGTGGCATATCGCACTAGCCCAGCCGAGCGCATTTATCGCCATGTTGATACCTTGCCCGGTGACAATTACCCACCACCACCCGACGGCCCACCCGATGGCCCACTGGCAGATCCGAATGCTGATCCTGAAAAAGCCGACGAATCCAAGCCGATCGAAGAACCCAAGCGCCGCGCCAAATAATCGGCCACTAGCCCAAATTTTAGGAGGTAGCCCATGGGCTTACCAATTGATCTCCGTCGGGTACAAGTTGCCCAAGAAACAACATGGGGAACCTTCGTTCCTGCAACAGCGCGATTGCTTGAAGTGATGAGCGCTGAATTTGAGGCCAACTCCGAGCTGGAGCGGGAGCAATCGATCGGGACGTTGAATCCAGCCACATCCAGCGAGATCGTTTACATTGATGGCAAGATCACGCTGGAGCGAAAATCGACAGTCCAAGATGATTGTTATTTTCTCGATAACATGTTTGGCGCAGCGACCCCTAGCGGAGCTGGCCCCTACGTGCGAGACTATGCAGCTCCCGATGGCCTGTATATCCCAAAGCCGCTCAGTTTTGAGTACGGGATGGCCGGAGCCTTATATAAGGCATCCGGTGGTCTCGTCACGAGCTACGAGTTGACGATCGAGAAACGCAAGCCATGGATGATCAAAAACGAGATCGCAGTTAAGAAGGTGGAAACATTAGGATCGTTAGCAGCCCTAACCCAACGTGTACCAGTTGTTCCCTATGCCCATCACACGACCATGTATGTTGATGCAGCCGGTGGCACGATGGGATCAACCGCCGCCGCAAATACGTTGCTTAAAGCGGTATTGAAACTTACTCCCAACATCCATATGGATGACGCGGTAGGTGATATTAGCCCGTTTGATTATACCGTTGCCCGTTGGGATGCTGAGCTGGAGATCACCGCTGTGCTCAATGCCACGTCGAAAGCGTTGATCGATGCTGTTTTAGGTGGCGACAAGGCCGAGCGTCAATATCGCTTCAAGGCCCAACGCGCGGCCAGCGCGATCGCCCAAGTGGATTTCTGTGGCGTAATCGATGGCTCCGGCCAAAAGCTATTCGAGAACGTCAACAACGGAACAATTGGGCTTAAGTGGAAGGTGCTCCCGCAATATAACAGCACCTTCGGCAATTGGCACAAGCAACAATATACCAATAGCGTGGCCGCGTTGCCCTAGTTAAGAGAGGATAGCCAAGGCTATGACAAAATTAATCCTTCATCCAATCGACGAGCGCGCCGCAGGGAGCTGGCAACAAGAGCGCAAGCGCAAACGCCTAAACAATGCCATATCGGATAGCCTCAAGTTTCTCCGGCTTATGGTCGATGATGAGAAGCTGATCCGTGATGAGATTGGCCTGACCAAAATCCGCGATCTGGAGGCGCAACGCGACGATCCGAAAACAGGCGATGAGGAGCGCAGCCAACTTGCAACCGCGATTAGTACGCTGGAGCAAGCGATTACGCCGGAGCAACGCGCCCAATTACTGGCCGCCCGGCGCGCCACCATCGACGCGGATCGTGCCTATGAGGATGCGCGCCAAGAATATGAAGATTGGGTTTTGGCCCGACTCCAGACCGACGACGGCACGCCCGTTGCCGAAGCGCTGGAGCTGGCCACCAAAGATCAGATCGATGCAATGGTCTGGAATGATCTGGAGGAATCCAGCGTCCCCCAGCTTGGCTAGAGGACTTGGAACTCTGGATCAATGATGTGCAGGATGTCCCACCGGAGGGAGTGATCGAACTTCTAGCCGCTGAAACATGGGGCATCCCGCCGTGGCAAGTAGCCGAAGGCCCGGCTATTTGGATCGAACGGTTCCGGCTCCTCCAGAACGCCCGAGCGAACAAGGCAGCCTACGAACAACGAAAGCATGGATGACCATGGCAAAAAAACCAGTCGAAATTATTATCATTGCCAAGGATGGTGCAACCAAAACGATCAAGGGCGTTGCTAACGCTGTTGACGATTTGGGCAAGGCCGGATCATCCGTTGAAAAAACCTCCACTGCGATCGATGGAATTGGGGAAAGTAGCAGCCGCTCTAGTTCCAAGGTCGATCAATTTGTTGGCACACTGGAGAAGGTGGCCAGCGTTACCGCGATCATCGAAACGGGACAAAAGGCCTTAGATTGGGTCGAAGAAGGCAACAAGGTTAATAGCATTGCCTCCAGCTACCAAAAGCTGGCCGAAGCTGAAAACGTCCAAGCTGATTTATTGCTTGGCAAAATGCGCACGGCCAGCAAGGGCTATATCGACGACGTGACCCTTATGGCTGGAGCAAACAAGGCCTTGCTACAAGGTGGCGACGAGCTGGCCAATGAACTCCCGAAGATTCTACAAATTGCCGGAGCTGCTGCAAAAGCCAATGGTGGCGATATTAAGCAACTGTACGGTGATATTGTGGAGGGGATTGTTAAGGCCGAGCCGGAAATTTTGGATAATGCTGGCCTGACCTTGAACCTCACCCAAGTCTATGATGATTGGGCAAAATCATTGGGTAAAACCGCAAACGAACTGGATCAGGCTGAAAAAAGCCAAGCACTGCTCAACGCGGTACTAGAGCAAGGGGATGGATTTTTAGCGAAGGTCGGAGACTCCAGCTTGGAAGCGGGATCGAGCCTCCAGAAGTTGAAGGCCGATATTATCAACGCCAAAAACGAGCTACAGGGATTGGCCAGCGTTGGTTTAGAGGAGCTGCTGAGTGGCGGCGACTTTTCTAAAATGAAAGGGGATTCGCAGGCGCTGGAGTCGGGAGCCGATTATAGCCAGTATATCCAATCGCTGAAGGCCGCCAAAATGGAGACCACCGCACTCTCGCAATCGCAGTATGAAGCTGCGCAAGCGATGGTTGCGAATGGTGCTAGCGCGGATGATACCGCCGTGAAGATGCGCGATCTCAAAAATATCATGGATGAGATTCGCGCGGATGATGGTATTGGAATGGCTTTCGCGATGAATCTTGGAAATCTTGCACTCGTGAGTGAAAGCGCCGCCGATCGCACGGATCGGCTGGAAAAACAGATTAACAAGATTGCCGCAGCCTCACCAGAGGCCGCAGCAGCTACCACAGAACTGCTAAATACCTACAACGAACATCAGATCACCACCGAAACGCTCATGGGACGGCTCGATCTGCTTGAAATGAAGTATGTCGAAACCACCAATACCACCTTTGGGTATGCCGATGCCCAAGAGATGGCAAACGAAAAATTCGACGAGGCCACCAGCTCCGCAGCCACACTCATGGATGCCCTATTTGCCCTGACTGATGCCGAGTGGGAAATGAGCGAGGGCCAGGTCAACGCGATCAACACGACGCTTGATCAGGCACTAGCCGCCGAAGAGTTGGCCGCCCAAAATGACATTCTCAACAGTGTCATGGCTGGAGTTATGGATGGAACCTATAGCCAAGCCGATGCGATGAACATCCTAACCAATCAATTAGGATTGCAAGGCCCGGTACTCGATGCCATGGTGGCCAAGTGGATCAATCTTCACAATGCGATTGCTGGCCGTTTGGGCAGTGTCTCCGGTATCAATGCAGCCAAGCAACTCAAGGGAGCTATTGATTACACCTTAGATCCTCCCAATCTCACGCCAGCCTATGAGAAGCCCAAGAAAGGCCGATCAGGCAGTAAGCGCAACGGGAGCGGTGGCAAGTCCGAGGAAGTGAAGGAACGCGAACGCGAAGAGAAGGAATTGGCCAAGATCGAAGAACGGATCGCAAAAACCGAAGAAAAATTTAACAAGCAGGCCGAGAAGCTGGAGCAAGATCATGTCAAACGCCGCCAAGCGATTTGGGATGATTTTTATAAAAAGCAGCTGGCCGCGCTGGAGAAATTCAACCGGGATAAGTTTGGTGATCAGCTCAGTTTCTTCGATAGCCTCAAAGGTATGGAGGATGAGGCCAGAACCCGCGCGATCGCGAAAGAAACCGAAGCATGGGAGAAATCCCAGCAACTGGCCGCGACCAAAGGCCCACAGGTAGCCGACGAGTGGTACAAAATGCGGATCGAGCAGATCAAGGCCGACGAGGATCGCGCCGCAGCGATCGCCGATCTGGAGCAAAAAGTTACCGACGAGATGGACGCAGCCCAAAAGGCGCGATTACAAAATGAGCTGAATTATCAGAAGGAATTAGACCGCCGCCACGACGTGAAAGATCAGGAAGATCTCAAGCGGCTGGAGGATGGCGGGGATCAACTGGCCAAAGAGCGCGACGAGCAGCTGGCCGACGAGGATCAACGATTCAAAGAATCGCAAGATGATCTATTGGCCAACTACAAGGAAACGCTGGAGGAAGTCGCTGGCAAAACGGATGAATTTACGAGCCGCATCGTCAGCGCCATCGATACCATGATCGCCGGATTTGATCGCATGGCCAGCGCTGCCGGAACCGCTGCGAGTGCTAGCGGTGGTGGTGAGGTGGATGGGTCACACGCCGGGGGATTGTTTCGGGTTCCGTATGATAACTACATCGCCAAATTGCATAAAGGCGAGCGGGTACTCACTCGCATGGAAGCCAAAGACTACGATCGCATAACATCGCGGCCCATGCCACGAGGTGGAGATATGCGCATCCCTAGCGCCCCCATGGTGGGGAGCAGCTCCCGCACAACGATTAACAATCGTGCTGTTGTGCATGCCAGCTTTGGCAACGGCGCACCACGCGCCGAAGTTGCCGCCGCCCGAGGCGATCTCCAGCGGATGTATGAAGATAGCATGGCCGAAATGGCACGCGACGACAAACGCAAAAAATTCATGGGAGGCTAGGATGCCTGCTAATTTGTTTCTCCGGCTCCGCACCGCCGATGGGCTAAAATCGTTCACATTCACGGACAACGTGGCCTCGTCGATGCTTGGCGAGGGTTGGCAACCCGGGGATGTCTCCGCGACTGCCAACGGCTATACCTTGGCTGATGTTGCGATCCCTGCGCGCATCAAAGGGGCTACCGCTGCGCAGTGCGCGGCCAACCTCAATATCTTAAATGACATTCTCCAGCAAGCCGCCCGGTTTGCCGCTGGAGAGGATGTCTCCATGGTCTTGCTTGACGTGACCATGAAGGGGAGCAACCCCGCCAAACTGCTGACGTGCGCAGTCAAGGGATGGAATCCAGCCGGATTCCTCCCCGCAAACTACTATGATCACATTGTAACCACAGGCAAGGTGGATGTGGTGGTTAATCTGACCCATACCGTGCTCTTCCATACGGGATGGGTCTATGAGAATTTAGCCAGTGGCACGGCATGGGCTAGCGCGCCAACCGTGGTAGCATCCGGCGTAACGGTGGCCCATGTACCCGCTACAATGCCCTATGGTGGCAATGGATACATTGAATTAACCAAAAGCTCCGGAGCCGATGCAAATTTTCGCATTACCTCTATGCCAATCAGCCTAACCATTGGCCAACCAGTAACGATTAGCATGGATATTTCAGCCGATGCCAGTATCACCGATGTTCGCGTGCTGTTGTGGAATGGCTCCACCTATAGCAATATCCAGCCGCTGGCCGTCTCAACCACGCCGATCGGTGGTGGCGTTCGTACCCGGGTCACGTTACTCCCCACGTCCACCGTCACCGCCTATCTCTATTTTCAGATCTTTGGTGGCAATGCAGCGGCCAAGCTCCGGATTGGCGAGATCCTTGTGGTGTCTGGTTCAGGCATCGACGACGGATGGCACCGAACCTATAGCGAGCAAACGAACGGAACCCCGTTTGCAACGGGAGGTAGCCCTGATCTGAGCTATGCGCTATGGCCTGTGAGCCATGCCCATCTTAGCCCGGTCAAAATCACGCTAGCCCGTGGTGGTGGCCAAGTGGATTATCGTCACCCCTCATGTTTTTTGATCTTCAGCGATCGCCAGCCGAGCGGCTTTTATGAGCTGGAGTATGATTACTGGCAAACCGCTGTGAGCGCACCCTTTAGCCTCAATGGTGAAATTGAGGCCTTTGGTGGAAACACGCTCCGTTATACTCCAGCCGGAACCGGGGTAGCGCGCACACCGTGGCAAAACATGCCCTATGGCAGCACCGGATGGAAGGGCATGCTGAATGCATTTTTGGGATGTCGGAATAATTCCGGCTCAACCAGCTTCACGGTGTGGATCGAATTTGCTGATAGCACAACCCTTCAGATCGCCGAAAGTGACAAAAAGATCATTGCTGCTGGAGCCTCAACCCCAACATGGTACTTGATTGGCCGCGCAGCCATCGCCAAACGCCGCGCAGCGGCGAAGTATCGGATCGCGGTTCAAGCCACCGCCGCCTCCGGAACGTTTGATATTAATCCATCCGCGTTCATCCATATGCAACCCGGAGCCACGATCGTGCAACTGGATAGCATTGATCTGGGCAGCTCAACCTATAACTTTAATTCGATTGTGCTCGATCATCAATTGCTAAGTGATCGCGCTCCCGCCGTGGCCGCTGTTAATGCTGCTCCAGCAATCGACAGCCCAATTTCCTACTGGACAAGCCCGATCGTCAATATGGCAGGCAACCAGTTATGGGGTCTCATGTTGGGCATGAACGGGAACAAGTGGAGAACCTACTTAACCGGAGCCGTCACGATTGAGCAGTGGGATCTGTTTGGCCAACGTTTGCCAGCCTATCCGGTTCCGGAGTAATCCAGCATGGATGCGATCCTGATATTCGACAAGCCCCCGATCAAAGGGGGGAAATTAATCGCCGATTACACGACGCGCACCAGCGCGTCGTGGACGTGCTCCGAGATCGGATTTGAAACGGCTAAACTGGCCACGATCGCGATCTCCGAAGAGGAGCAAGTCACTTGGTATCGACGACGCACCGCATGGTTGCGGATTACATCAAAAGGCATGGTCTTATGGGAGGGCATGATCCGTGATCCTGCGATCGGTCCAGGCACGCTGGATATAAACGCATATGGAGCAGCCTCTAGCTACCAAGATTTGTTGTATACCGCGCGCTGGAGCACTACCAAGTATGGAGATTGGATGAGCGTGAGCACTATCCAGTTGAGTGGCCGCGACGCGGAACGCTACTCGATTGAGACCGATCAGCGTTTGTATATTGCTCCATCCGGCGGCGATGCGTGCGACCTTGCCCATATTGGGAGCCTGATGTGCTCAATTCCTGATAGCTCCCGCCGCCAGTGGACATCCATCGAAGGCGCGGCCTATAAGTTTTTGGCCCCAAATTCTACATGGGTAGCCAGCCTCTCACGCTATAACTATGTTGGCGGCGCGCTCACATTCCAAAGCACGGTCTGGAGCTTGAACGGTAACGGCGCGCTGCAAAGTGGCACGATCGCCATTAGTAACCTTACGCCGTGCGATGTGCTCATGTTCAATTGCTACTTGAATCAAGCGGCTACTACGTTGGGAACCGGGATCGTGGCCGGAACCCGCACCGTGACCCCAGCCAGCATGACCGGGATCGCCGTCGGGAATAAACTCGCGATCGGGGGGACAAATCCGGAGGAAGTGACCGTAACCGCCACCACTGGTACAACGTTTACCGCCGTATTTCAGTATGCGCACCTAGCCGCAGATTCCGTATCGCGCGTTTGGGAAGGTGAAACCGGGGATGTGTATCTGGAGGTAACGGGCCAACGCCTCAAAACCACCACCACCGGAACCGTCGATGCAAGGGAGATCTTGATCGATTTGGCCGCGCATATCGCGACTGAGAATCCGGATTGGGTCAACACGTCGAGCGCAGGCCTCCAGAGCCAAGGCGTTGATCTCCGAAATGAGGTCTACGAGGATATGCGCCACCTTGCGATCGTCCAGCATCTGCTCCTCTATGGTGATAGCTCTACCCGCCGTTGGGAGTTTGCGATTTGGGAGGATTTGCAAGCGTATTTCAGGCCGCGCGGAACCGGTGGCCGGCAATGGTTTATTTATGGCATGCCGCCGCTGGAGCGTGATCTGGAGCAATCGGCCAACGCGGTCTATGCGATCTATGCGGATGCAGCCGGAACCACCCGCCGCACAGCTCCCACGATCAACACTGCCGATCGCCAGCAGATTAACCTCCGGCGCGATTTGGCGATCACCGTTGATACCGATCAACCCGCCACTGCGCTAGCCATGCGCGACGTGGCCGCAGCGGATGCCGTTGATAGCGGAGCGTATGGCTCGATGCCGATCGACTATGTGTACACGCCGCAGGGTGTGGCCATGCCAGCCTACATTGTCCGACCCGGCGATACCGCGATCATCAGCGCTGGCCCGTTTGGCTTCTCTACTGCATCAGGCAAAGGCCGCGCGTTTGTGATTGCCAGTGTCAGCGTGGATGCCAGCGACCGGAGCAAGCTCCCGAGCGTCAGCATATCGCCCGATGCGCGATCACCGAGGATGGCCAGTTATCAGGCACGGCGCGAAAATTTGAAGTAATAAAAAAAGCCCGATCAATCGCTGATCGGGCTTTTGAATAATGATAGCTATTAGGTTTGTTTAGTAGGAGGTTCTCCAGCATGGGCTTGTTGCATCAATATTTTAATCACCTCTGTTTTAGTCGTGTTTCTGAGTTCGCGCTGTTGATCGGTATCATCGGGCATCGTATCGAGGATTTGCATGGCCATGCCTACGGAATTCATGCGCTCAAGCGTCTTTATGTAGTTACTCGCATGTTCCATCGTTGATTTATACATAACCATAAAGGTTGCTCCAATAATCTCCGTAATAATTCCCCCCACTCCTGCAAGGATTGTAGGAGTAGCATTATCGGTCTTAAAATATTGGACGATGCCTAAAACAACAATACCAAATCCACTAACCATTGCGGTAAGACTTAATCTATAAATCGATCTTGTTTGTGCAATATTTATATCGAAATAAGACTCTAGCCTAATTCGGGCCGCATCCCATGAAGGTTTTATTTTTTCTGGATTCTCCGATGCTTTTTTATCTGCACTTTCGATCCGATAGCTTCTTATTTTTTGGCTAATTATATCTTCGATCAGTCTAATTAATCCAGGTACAGAAAACGATAGAAGAAATGCAATAATAGGAATCAAAACCCGTTGTAAGTCAGTCATTCAACCCCCCCCTAATAACTGTCAATCTCCCGAACCCAGCGCAATCCATTTTTCTTATTAACCCCGAGCCGCCGGACAATCTCCGAGGCTTGGATCGTTGGCTCATTGGTCAGCCACCACCGGATGGCCGCAACTTGCACGATCGACGGTTCCCCAGCTGCTGGAGCTGCTGGAGCATCCAGAACCTCCGCCGAATCATCCGGAACCGGAACCGCCGGAGCAACCCACGCCCGATCGGGATTGAGTGGCATGCCGAGCAATTCTAGCGCGGCGCTGCGATCAATGCCAAACCACTTGCCAGCATGCTCCATGATCGAGGGATAGGCCTGATTGCTCAGATCCAGCGCCTGAGCAGTGCTGATCGTTCCGACCTTGCGTAATTTTTCGATCTGCGATCGTGCATCATCGCCTAAGTAAATCCAACAGAACTGATCGCGCACGTCCCCATGCCCTTCTAGGCCTAATGCACCCACGCGATCGCTTTGGGGGAAGATCATCAATTTATAGCCATATTCGCGACCAACACGCGCCCAGCGCCGAAGGTAAACCCCGGCGTTTTGCAGCTCTTCGATCGTGTCGTTAATCTCATCCCATACAATCCACAGTGGAGTATAGATCGCGTTTGCTTCAGTTTGGCCCCGAATCCGGCGCTTACGAAAATCAGTCCAGAGATCACCAAAAAACGTAGCGATCTCACTATAGGCTCCCTCTACATCCAGCTTGGCAGCAGGCAACCCGCCCCACTTCGGCGGATCGAATAAACGCCACTTTGGATCAACGATCGCGAACTGACCATCCAGCAGCCGGATCAAGGCCTCCGCTAACGTGGTTTTTCCTGCGTTCGTGTTACCGATAATGGCAACATGGGGGATTTCTTGCAGCATCGATGCAAGCGCAGGCAACCCTAAAATGGGTAAAGCCTCCAGCGTGATTGCCGGAGCTGGAGCTGGAGCAACAGGGGGAGGCGCGATCGATTTTTCGCGCGGTACTCGTCGATGATCGGTAGGGGTTGGTGGTGGTGAACCACCCACAAACGAGGGAGCCGGAGGGACGATCACCCGTCGAACCAGTGATCCAAGTTGGGCAAAGGCCAGCCGGATAAGATGCGCGATCACGCTCCCATTGGCGCGCCGCCACCGGATCAGTTTTGATGCGCCCACCATCAGGCCCAAAACAGCCAAAATAGCGGCCAGCATAATAAAAAACATGAGTACAACGGGTTGATCGTCCTGTGGCATGTTATACCCCCGATCGGCGGCGACCAAATAGGATCACTTCGCCGTAGTAGGCCACTAAAGTAGCCATCACAAACGCTGCTAGCCATTCTACCACGGAGGCAGCCCAAATGCGATCACTAATCACAAACCGCGTGATCACATGGCTCCACGTAAATGAGTAGTACACATCGATCGCCAAAAAGCCCAGGTACAACTTTGGATAGCGCTCCGCTGTCGATACCTCCCCAACAAACACGACCAACGCCACCACCACCCCGAGGATGTAGCCTATCGGATCGAGCGATAACCCAACCCAATGCTGGATAGTCGTGGCATATGCGGCCAGAATCTCTACTGCATCCGTATGTACCCCAAACAGCGTTGAGAGCGCACAATAGGCCACAAACGACGCGCCAAAAAGAACGCGCAGCCATGGCAAGAGATCGTCAATCAGATCCCGCGAGAGGGGAGGCGCAACCGTAGCCGCCCGGGTTGTGGTGGCATCCGTATCGTTAAGATTGCGATTCGACAAGCCCATAAAACACCTCTAAAAATCAAAGCCTAAAGCAGCAAAGGGATCGGGTTTTGGTTCCGGTTCCGGCGGTTCCAGCATGCTATTTTGCGCTTGTGGAGCCATATCAGAACCCGGAACCGGAACCAGAGGCATAGCGGGTGATGTGGTATAACCATGGTTATACGTTGGTATAACCAAACCCCGCAACGCCTTAGCAACATCGGGATCGAGCGGTTCAGCGAGGAGCTTATAAATATCAGCATGGTAGGGATCGGTGGCGCGGCTCAATTGAGCCAACGCCACCAAGGCCAATGCTTTGACCCCCGCCGAAAAATTCCCGCCGCCGCATGCCTCGATCTCGTTGAAGAGCGCATCAGACATGCGAGCACCGCGAACCTCATTACGCGGCATGTTTTGCCGCCAATCGAGCACCTAGCTTGGCACAACCCCGAGCGATCGCCCCTTGGGGATCTTCGACGACGATCGCATGCTGATAGCGATCGCGGATTGCTGTGGTGATTTGCCCCAGTTCAGCACCACCACCACCAATAAGGATCGCATCGAATTGCGCGCCGCTTTTGATTGTGCTGGCCAACGTGGCCACAATGTCATTGGCCAACACGCCGATCGGCGCATCCCACCCATCATAGAGATCGCGTGCTTGCCCCGCGACCATAACCGAGCCGGAGCGAATCGCTAGATCAGTTTCATAGACTGAGAACGGGCGATCATACCGAGCGCTGAGCCGAGCGCGGATCATGTTTAGCGCCCCCGATGTGCCAAGCCCATAGCTTTCTAAGCTATCAGCCATCGGAACCATGCGATTGAGCACAATAAAATCAAGCGTATTGTGGCCAATATCCACAACGAGGATGATCCCATGCTCCAGCGCTGCAAAGGTGCTGGATGACTGACCATGAACATCCAAGAGTTGATCATAGGCTAGGCCCAATGGCTCCGGAATGATGCGAATGGAATTAGCCCGATCAACCCCGGCATAGCGGAGTTTGCCAGCCAGCTTGCCACAAAGCGCTTGATCCATGGCCCATGTTGCCGGAAGGCAACTCACATAAAATCCATTTGGTGCCAGCTCCGAGCCAAGCAGCGCCCAGCCCTTCCGAACTAGGGCCGGAATGAGCACCGGATCATCTAATCGCCCTTGTGTGAGGTCAGTGCGAGGATTGGCTCCGCTGGCATCCTCCCCAACCCAAAACCCATTCCCCCCAACATAGATTTGCCGTCGCATGCTAATTGCACCTGTTACCACCGCTGAAGCTGGAGACAGTTGGCTAGGGAGGCGAACCTCCACCATCCGACCATCGCTCGTAATTCCAGCAACTTTCGTATACCCATGGCCAGCGTTGATCCCGATTGATTTGTATGCTATCGTTGTCATAATACGTGGGTTCCTTTCATAAGGGATGAGGCCGCCAGAGCTATGCACCAGCTCCGGCGGTTTTTTGTTGACTAGAATGGAATGGCATCATTTTGATCGTTGGGTGTCGAATCGGAAGCTGGAGGCGCTGGAGCTGCGATCGCCGCTTCATAGGCTGCGAATCGCTGATCAAGCTCCGTTTGAAACTCCGGATAGCTGGAGCGTATCGCGATCCATGGGTAGGCTTCTGGACTCAAAACCAAACTATCGCGATGGTTGATATGGGCATCAATTGCCTTATTCGCTTTGTTGAGCAAATCAAATTCTGGCCATTCTCTGGCAACGAGTGACCAGATCGGATTCCGCATCCCATGTTTTTCCATGATGTAGCGTGGCTCCGGTTTAGTATCTTCATCGCCCAACACCGACGGCATAACCACGACTAGCTTTAACTTTTTTGCGATCCAAATATCAAACCGATCGCCCGTATAAAACTTTGGCGGCTGGCCATGCACCATCAAGGATGCATCGATCCGGGACTCAATATGCTCCCGCCCTTTTTGATAGAGCTGTTGGATCACGGCATCCACGTCATCCCCTGGATGCAGATCAGCATGAATACTGATCGCTGGTCGCGTGTTGTTGTAATCGCCTAAGTTGAATGTTTCCGCCACTTCCACCACAATTTTGGTAATTTGCATACAGCACCTTCCTTTAAGTAAGAGGCAACCATCACGCTACCTCCATCCGTTGTTGTGATTTGCGAATAGCCCGAAAATCAATTAATCCCATAGTTGGATGAGTTTTGGTCAGCTCCACGGCCATCCGCGTACACCACTGGAGATCTTGCTCAATCAGGATGCATCGGCGCTGGAGCAGCTTGGCCGCAATCCCCGTTTGGCCCGATCCGGCGAAACAATCCAAAATCAGTTCATCGCGATCGGTATAGAGCGCTACCAATTCCTTCATCAGATCAAGCGGTTTTTTGGTCTTGTGATCTGTCTTTTTGCGAGCCTTATTGACCGCGTGTGAGTAGATCGCCGATTTGCCGCCGCCATTCCAGCGGGGCCTTTGTGGCTGATGATGAATCACGAATGGCTCGAAGCCTTGTGCTGGACGATCGCCCGTGGTTTGTGGCTGCGCACCCAGTTTGATCCAGATGCCAGTACGGATGTACCTATGGCCATAGCGTTGATAGGCATCCCGCCACAAGTGCAGCGCCTCCGCTTGACAAAACGTCAAGCTCCATCGTTGCGTTACCCGAGCCACTTGCTTGGCCACGAAATCCCGTAGCTCCGGCGTAATGGGAGCAAATGCGAGATCGGTTTGTTCGATCCGTGTAGTTTTTTTGCTGGCCAGGTGATCCGACAAATTGACCTGTTTGGTATGGGCTTCTGATTCATACGGGGGGTCAGTGATCGTCACCCCGATCGCGCGATCCTCCAGTGCTGGCAACACGTCCCGACAATCCGCGTTATAGATCGTCACAAAGTCGTCTTGGTAAAAGGGTTTTGGAAGGCTAAGGCTCATGAGGCCTCCGGCGCATCGCTAGCCGATTCATCCGCGCTATCGCCTAAATCATGGTCTAGCGCTCGCGATCGTTGCTCCAGATGAAATAATTGGCTCATGGTTTTATCGATCAGCGGATGCAGATGATCCAGATCGTCATGCTCATCCACCCGCAGCCGGAGGTTATGCAGTCGAGTCCTCCAGATTGCGACCTGTTCCGGCGTGACTTGTGATGGCCGATTGCTCCGCGCCCACGTTCGGATTTCTTGCAGCTGTTTCCCTAACGCCGTGGCCAAATCATCGCCCGGATCAACGGGAGCGCGATCATCACTATCCGACTCATCCTCGTCATCCGAATCATCGGGGATTGGGGATTGGGCCAAGTGGCCAATCATCGTCGATTGCGCTGGAGCCGCCGCGCCGTAAACCGTCCGGCTATGCTTGGTCGTGATCTTTGCTTCGATGCTCCGGGTACTTTCGATGATCGATTGAATCTGATCGATCATGTCCTCTGCCTCTGCATCCCCCACTGCTGGAGGCGTGAGTTTGCATGAAAATTTCGAGAGGCCATAGAGTGGCCCATGAACTAACGCGCCCAAGATCGTGGCCAGCGTCTCCAGCTTGACGGCCTTGAGATCAATGGTGATTTCCGTTGCCATTGGTTGCCCTCCTCTGTTTTTTTGAATGTTCCGACGCACTAGGGCAGGTGGAGAAATGACTTTCCTTTGTTGGCCGACCTCCGATCGTGTTGTATGGGCATCGCTTGCCATTGACAGTCAATCCCCAGTAAATATCAGCGCCGCATGATTTGCATTGCACGATCGCGATCGAGGGATTAAGCTCCAGCTCCAGCGCGCGAATTTTCGTAAGCTGATCGAGGATCAATCCGATCGCGTCACGCTGTCGATAATCGACGAACAACCGATCGGCCATAACCAACGCCCGATCCATTGCGCCCAGCCATTCGTTGATCGATTCATAGGTTTTAGGCGGCATTGTCGTTGCCTCCCTTTTTGAGTAAGGCCGGGTAGTGGGAGCGGATTAACTCCGCTGCTGGCCGTTGGGCTGGAGGCGGTGGTGGTGGCATTGGCTCGATGCCCGATGCCTCCAGTAGCTCGATCGTCTCCTCCCGGTACTTGCTATCGACGAGCTGCCGGATTCCCCGGCTATCCAGCCACGGCCATCCGTTTTCAATAACCGCATGCTTGAGTTTGGCCCGTAGTTGCCAGCTAATGCGCAACCATGCAGCCGGATCAGCCCAATCCGGGGGAATTTTGTCGAGTGCATCCATCGAAGGGCTACGATCTTCGATTTGCCGCTGAGGAGCTGGAGGCGGTGGTGGTGGCTTGGTTGCCTCCGCGCGGAGATGTTCCACATTCTCCGGCTGTTTGAACCACCAGATAATCGCGCCTGGGCCGCCGCCTGTTTTGGCTAATGCCTTGGCTTGCTTGATAATCAACTCATACGGGATGCCAAGATCGCGGAAGCGCTCCACGGATTTAATTTCAAACTGATCGACGAGAATCTTCCGAGCCTCCGGCCACTGCATTGACCATGCTGGAGCTGGAGCCGGAGAGGGTGACATTTGGGGGGGCGCCGCAACATGGGGGGAGCCACCACCCAAACCGCGATCAGCATCGGTAACCCGTGATCGTTCATACTCCGATGCTTGCCATTCCCCACCACCAACCAACCCCGCTAACCGATCGGGGATTTTTGGCATCGATCGCGGGATCACCGTTTGGCGTTCAACCCAAACATCCGGCTCTGCCTCATCGTATGCGTATGCATCCCCACCCCCGACCCAATCCGACTCGTCGAGATCATCCGCGGATTGTTGCTCCAGCAACTCAACCGGATCGCGATCGCCGAAAAATTCATCCTTGTCGCATGGTGGTGGTGGATTTACCATGGTATTAACATGATTAGGGTGACATTTTTGGCTATTTTCTTGCGAAAATGTCACCATCCCCCCTGAAAATGTCACCATCGGATCGGGCTGATCCCCTAAAATGTCACCATCATCCGCCGAAATGTCACCATCCAGATCGACCGGATCGGCCAAAATGTCACCATCTAAATCCGGCTGATCGTCTGAAATGTCACCATCCCCATGCTCAGCATGCTCCGGCATGTCACCCTCTCGATCGGTTTGCTCCAGCTTGGCAATATTGATCTGGTATCCGTTGGTGCGATGCTTGCCAGCGTTCGGAACGATCGTAATTTCGCCCGATGCTACCAACTCTTTGAGCAGCCGCTGGATCTGCCGCTCCGATAGCCGACAATAAGCCGCCAACGTGGCGATACCTGGCCATGCAAATCCGTTGTCATCAGCGAAGATGGCCAAGGCTTGCAACAGCGCATAGGCTCCCTTGCTTGCTTTGCTTGCACGTACCACCAGTTTGATTAATTTCCAGCCCATGTTGCGTAGTCCTTGGGGGATGTGCTATCATTGCACTATCCCAAACCCCTGACCAATGCCCGCTCAACACCGCGCCAACGGTGTTTTTTTGTGCGTGTGGCATGGTAAAAACCCAATAAAAAAGCCAGCCCTAGGGCTGACTCAGGAACGACTATTCGATTTATCCAGCGATTTAGAGGGCTGGATCATCCTCCGCTGCAATTGATGCAGCCTCCATATTCCGAGCGATCGATACTTGATCCGTCTCGATCTCTGCCAACAGTACCAACACCCGCGTGGCGATTAGCTCCGCTTTGTCGGGATGCGTTCGATGTAATCCCCCGCCGATCGCGTCTCGTAACAGCATGCGTGCTGCATAGACTTTTTTCTTGCTTGTTTGTGCGAGCTGGAGGGTTTCCCGGCGGTATCCCTCCGCGTAGATTGGCCAGCGCCGCCGCCTATGTTTTGCTGGCATGTGCTCTCCCTATATAGTTCACCTCCTCACATCTTTGACCGTTGATTGCCCCCCGACGGCGAATCACCGATCCCTCTCAACCATTGGTGCATGCTAGGCTATCTAACAGCACCTTATTAATCAATCTGTCATTTACGCCTTAGGATAGTTGCCACCCGAATCCGTAGTGGGGAACATGGTTTTAGAGTGAGGTTAGACCATGCCCTCCGTTTTAGATTCGTTGCCACAGTGGGAATCCGCAGCCGTTGCCCGTGGTTATCGGCCACGCACGATCAGACGCTATCGGGATCAAATTCGGTATTTTGCCCGGTGGACATCCGATCCGAAGTTAATCAACATTGATACCGCAATGATCCAGCGGTATCAGGAGGCAATCGCGAAAGATGCGAAAAGTTCAACCGTCGCGAATGCCCTAACCACAATTCGATCCTTTTTACGTTGGGCAATCAAGCGAAACTTGATCCCCACCGACCCAACCCTCCTAATCCAATGGCCCAAAAAAGCGAAAGTAGCGCCCCGTGCGCTTCGGGTTCGCGATGTACGCCAATTGTGGGAGGTCATGGACTTACCTCCAAAGATTCGGCGATCACCGTGGTCACATGCCCGGGATCGTCGGGCGATCGCGCTCATGCTCTATGCTGGCCTGCGCATTAGCGAGGTGGTGCATTTAGATTGGCGCGACGTTGATCTAGAGAGTAACTACTTAACCGTGCGAGATGGAAAAGGGGGGAAGGATCGATCGGTGCCACTGCATCCGCGTTTGCGCTCCGAGCTGGAGGCAACGATGGCCACCCGTGGCCCAGTGTGTGGCAGGGAAGATGGAAAGATCCTCAGTGTCAAATCACTGGCTCATGTTTTTGAGCGATTAGTCCGGGAGCATGGGATGAATATCTCCGCCCATATGCTCCGGCATACCTTCGCAACCGAGCTGATGAACCGAGGCGCTGACCTTCGGCACATTCAAGAGTTGCTAGGCCATGAAAGGCTAGAAACAACCCAACGATACCTCATGGTAAGCACTGAACGATTACGATCAGCGGTGGCTCTTTTGCCCGATACTTGGTAA